CTCAGCGTCTCCGCCGCCGTCGGCTCAGCCGTCGACGATCAACCACATCGACGTGGATGTCCGCGTGAAAGACGCGATTGCGGCGGCCATCGACGCCCAGTTTGGCCGCAAGGCCGCTGCGTGACCTGCGCCATCTGCAACGGCACCGGCATGATGCGCGTCGTCAGGTCCGGACCCAATGACACCGAAGGACGTGCTGCTCGACGCTTCTGCATTTGCGGCGCACTCCCCAAGCCGCAGCAGGGCGTATCGGGCAACACGCCCCTGGAAGGTCGGGAACTCACCCCTCCCGACCTTTCCCGCTATCGCCTCAAGGCCGGTCGCTTCCGGATGAAAACCAAACGCCATAAGGACTACGACTACAGCGACGACGCGGCTGCCGAAACCATCGATTTCAAGGCCCTTCACGGCATCAGATGACCGACATCCGCTTCGCTGACACGCGAACGAGATCACCGCGTCGCGTCATTGCCTACGGTCCCGGACTGCGTGCCACCTACCGCAACGTCAATCGCAATGACGCCGGGCGTCCGGAAATCGTTTGCGACGCCCGCGACGTCACCAGCATCAAGCTCGATTTCACCGATTGCATGGAGCCCGGCGAACTCATCGTCGAGGCGACCTGCACGCCCTGCAATGTCTCCGCCTCAATCACCTACATCGGCACCATCGCTATTCTCACCGTGGCCAATCCTGTCGATGATGGAACGGTCGCCGTAGAGATCCGCACGTCCATGGGCGAGGTTTTCACCGAACGCCTATGCGTGCGGCTGCCGAAGCGAGCGGGTGAGGATCGCCGCATCGGTGCCGCGCCGTTCACGCGAGGTGTGGTGTGACGTTCCCATCACCCACGTCAATCGGCCAGGTCGCGACCGAGGGCGGCATCCAGTACCGCCTCGATGTGATCAACCCGCCGGTGTGGACCCGCATCACCACGCCGCCCGTTTATGGCGCCGTCGGCAACGACGAGTTCGACCCGACGCTCTACCGGGTCAACGGTGTCGGTATCAACACCCCGCCGGCGCATCTTTCCGGCAACCGCTACATCATCGGCGCCAGCCCGGCCGGCGCTTGGGCCAATCAGGCTCAAATGATTGCCGAAAGCAACGGATCAGCCTGGGCTTTTGTCGAGCCCGTGTCCGGCATCCATGCGTTCGATGTGACTACCGGCTATGTGCACAGCTACAACGGCGTGTCCTGGTCGATCGGCACCATTTCGACGACGGTGACCAACACCGTAGCCCTGCCCGATGGCGACTACGGCGACGTCACGGTGACGGGCACCAACATTGCAATCAAGCCGGGCCGGGTCACCGCGGCCGACCTTGGCCCCCTCAACGATCTAAGCCCGACGCAGATCAGCAACCTGCAAAGCCAGATCGGCTCGGGCACTGGCGTCGGCGGTGGTGCGCAAACGTGGCACGATCCGAACGGGTTCATGACCATTGCGCCGGGCCAAACCGGGCTGTTCCCGCATGGGATTGCACTGCCGAGCCTGCCCAGCGTCGCGCGGCTCGCGATCATCATCCAAAATCTTGGGCAACCGTTCCCGGCCTCGCGCCTTGCGCTTCAGATCTCGCTTGATGATGGCGCCACCTGGAACGACGACGTGATCGATGGCTCGGGCTCGATTGGCTCTGGATATCAGGTCATCCCGTTCGACCGCGGCGATGGGACCGAACAGTTCCTCGGCATGGAAGTGACGCCCAAGGTCGACCAGTACGGCCTCACATACTCTGTTGTCACAGGTTCGGAAGTGTCGGCCACCGACTCCGGCCCAATGCGGCTGCGGCTGATCTCACGCGCTGGCGCCAGCTCGATCAAATGGACCACGGTATCCGTCGGATGAAGACCCTATGAACCTGACCACCGTCGACCTCGAACGCCAGCGTGTTCGGCTCACAGATTTCATCGGGCTTGGTTCTGACGTCTGGCTTCAGGATGCGGTCATCAAGGCCCTGACGGCCAACGGCATCATCGACTGCCATTTCTCCGACACCCCGCCAAGCAGCACCCGGAAGCTGTGGCTTCACTATGCCCAGCCCGCAACCGGCGCACGCGGCACGCTCAAGCGCTACGACACGACCACTGACACATGGGTGCCGATGACGGCGCTCGAGTTCACGACATTCCTCAACGTCTCGGCTCGCCCCACGATCTATTTCCAGGCTGCGACGCCGGTGGACCCGATGCGCGGCGACTATTGGTGGCACACCGATGAGGACGGCATCGTCTCGATCTACATGCCGACCGGCACCGGCACATCCGCCTGGATCGACTTCAACGGCGGTGCGCTCGACCAAAACACCTTGGCTCAGGTGTCCGTGACCTACTCAACGGGTGCCTCGCCCCATCCCAACCCGAAGTTTGGCGACTGGTGGACCTCGCCCGCCAACGGCCACGAATACATCTACACCCGCGCCGGCGTCTGGCGCGACATGACCCCGAGCTGAGGCTTCCATGCCATTTCCAACGTCTCCAACGAACAACCAGCAGGTTGCCGTTGCTGGGGTTACCTATACCTACGTCTCGGCACAGAACCGATGGAAGCGTACTTCCATTGCATCCTCGCCCGGCGCCGGCACAATCACGCGCCTCATGCTGGCAAGCCAGGTCGCGACGCCGGAGAAGATGAAACTCGCCGTCACGTTCGGCACCAACACACCGCCTGGCTCTCCCGCCAATGGCGACACGCACGTTGTCGGCGCAAGTCCAACCGGAGCATTCGCGGGCCAAGCAAATGCGCTCGCTGTCTACGACAGCACGGCCAGCGCATGGACGTTCATCGCCCCCTATGATGGTCTGCTGGTTTGGGACGCCGCTGCCGACAAGCTCAAGGCCCACAACGGCACGGCATGGCAGGACGCGTTTATCATCAGTGCCGGACAGATCAGCGCGTCGAACCAGATCGCAGATGGCATTGTCACTGCGGCAAAGCTCGCATCGGTCGGCGTCACGCCCGGCAGCTACAACAACGCCAACATCACCGTCAACGCCCAAGGTCAGGTGGTGGCTGCCGCTAACGGCAGTTCGTCCGGCGCCATTGATGCCAGCGCTATCTTGACCGGAACGCTCCCCATCGGCCGGGTCCCCGCCATCACTGGCGGTGACGTCACGGCGCCAGCAGGCAGCGCGGTCCATACACTCGCCAACTCAGGCGTGACCGCTGGCAGCTACACCTACGCTTCGATCACCGTCAACGCCCAAGGCCGCATCACAGCAGCCAGCAGCGGCGCTGCCCCATCGACGCTTGCCGTCTTCGGCCATTTCCACGATGGGTCATACACGTCTGCAACACCCCAAAGCGGCAGGCCGGTCCTTTACGCCACCGCCGGCACAGGGTCTGCGCCGCAGACTGGCCTTTACACATTCACGGTCGCAAGCGGGGGGTTTGGTTGATGGACAGCTCGGTGACGACGCCGGAAGCGTGTAAGGACGCGTCATGATAAGAGCCCTCATCACGATCGCCCTTGTTGTCATGATCGCCGCCTGCTCGCCTATCAAGCTCACCACCGCCCTGCCCGACGAAACACCCGCCGCACCCGTCGAGCGCGAGCATGGGATGGCGCGGTAAGGAGGTGCCCGCTATGGCTGCCGATGGTCTTACGCCCAAGCAAGAAGCGTTCGCCCGCGCGTACATCGAGACCGGCAACGCCAGCGAAGCCTATAGGCGCGCATACAACTGCAAGCCCGACATCAAACCCGAAACGGTGTGGGTGAAGGCTTCGCACTTGCTTGCTGAGGACAAGGTTGCGGCAAGGGTCGCGGTTTTGAAGGCCAAGGCCGCCGAGCGCACCGAAATCACCGTCGCAGACATCGCCAAAATGCTGCAGGACGCCCATCTCGTTGGCGCCAAGGCAGAGGATGCTGGAGCCATGACCGAAGCCGCCATGAGCCTTGCAAAGCTCCTCGGTCACTACGTCGAGACCAAGAATGTCAAAGCCTCTACCGTCAATCATAACATCGAGGAGCGTGTATCCCCGACTTCTGAATGGATTGAGGGGATGCTCGGAAGCCCAGCGAAGGCACCACCTTCGAACGCTCGCCCAAACTGACCTGTTTTTCCTGCTGGTCTACATCCTGCGCCGGCCCGATGCCGACACGCAATTCGTGTTCGACAGATGCCGCGAGGTTCAGGCCAGCCCCGATGGCCACATCGATCTGTGGGCACGCGGGCACTACAAGGCCGTCGACGTCGATGAAGCGGTGCCAACGCCGGATGGATGGAAAACGCACGGCGAGTTGCAGCCAGGCGATCAAGTGTTTGGGCCGGACGGAAAGCCGACTTTGGTTGTGGCTCGTACGGATGTGTTCACGGACGCTGATTGTTATCTAGTCACGTTTGACGACGGGTACTCTGTCGTGGTGTCGGGGCAGCATTTGTGGACCGTAGACGTGTCATCTCGTCGCCGCATGCCCAATGGACGCAGGGAAGGCACTAAGACGGTTACGCTCAATACGGTGGCCCTTGGCGATGAAGTCTACGCCGCACATCATGCTGCCGGCCGTGTATTGCCTAGAATCCCTTTAGCTGCGGCGGTGGATGGGAAAGAGTGCGACCTGCCTATTGACCCCTATGTCCTAGGCGTATGGCTTGGCGACGGATCCTCAGCCGGCAATAGGGTGACGCAGGCCATTGGCGACGCAGCGGAGATGCAACGCCTTTTGGAGGAGTGCGGAGCGCACGTTTTGCGAACAACGCATAGCAACGCCGTCAATTTGCGCGTTGATGGTGGTGTTCGTTCTCAAAGGTCTTCGTCGAAGATGACAACCGGTCTGCGGTCTCTTGGCGTGCTTGGAAACAAGCACATCCCGAACGTCTATCTTCATGCGTCGGTTGAGCAAAGGTGGTCGCTGCTTCAGGGCCTCATGGATACCGATGGCTCTGCGAATGTGAACGACGCGTCGGCCATATTTTGCTCGGCCAACGCCCGTTTGGCTGCGCAAGTGTTGGCTCTAGCGTCATCGCTTGGGCTAAAGGCGTCGCTGCACAAAAGGCATGGGCTTTACCGAGGCGAACGAAGGGCATACTTTCAGGTTCACTTCTTGGCGAAAGCAGAGAAACCGCCGTTCAGATTGAGCCGAAAGATAGCAAACTGCACAGACCGCCCGAGCCAGCAAACAAGATATCGACGCGTTGTTTCAGTTGAACCCGTCGAAAGCCGGCCTGTTTCGTGCATTCAGGTTGCAAGAGCTGATGGTCAGTATCTGATTGGGTCGCACTACGTTACGACGCACAACAGCACGATCATCACCTTTGCCTACACCATCATGGAAATCCTGAACGACCCGGAGCTGACGTTCGGGATCTTCAGCTTCAACCGGCCGATCGCCAAGCAGTTCCTGCGGCAGATCAAGACTGAGTTCGAAACCAACGACCTGCTCAAGCATCTGTTTGACGATGTGCTCTATGCAGACCCCCGCAGCGAAGCGCTGAAGTGGTCAGAGGATGAGGGCATCACCGTCAAGCGCAAGGGCAACCCAAAAGAGGCGACCGTCGAAGCGTGGGGCCTAGTCGACGGCCAACCGACGTCGAAGCATTTCCGCCGCATGATCTACGACGACGTGGTGACCGACAGCTCGGTGACGACGCCGGACCAGATCAAGAAGACGACCGCCGCGTTTTCGTTGTCCCGCAACCTTGTGTCGAAGGATGCCAAGACGCGAGTGATCGGCACGCGGTATGCTTACTTCGACACCTACGAGGAGCTGCTCAAGCGGGGCTTTAAGGCCCGGCGGTACCAAGCGACAAAAGACGGCACGGTTGACGGCGAGCCCTGGCTCCTGACGCGCGACCAGCTCAAGTCAAAGCTGCTTGAGATGGGCAGCGAGACGTTCGCGGCGCAGATGATGCAGGAGCCTCGCCTTGAGGCCGATGCGTTTTTCAAGCCTGGGCATTTACAGCGCTACGTCAAGGCGCCGCCGCTCGATCAGCTCGCCCTCTACGGCGGCTCGGACTACGCGGTGACAAAACAGGGCGGCGACTGGACGGTGCATGCGGTGGTTGGGATTGACCCCGACGACAATATGTACCTGTTGGAAGTCTGGCGCCAGCGCACGGAGACGCACATCTGGATCGAGGCCAAGCTTGATCTGATGGACCGGTACAAGCCGCTCGCGTGGGCGGCGCCGGTGGATCAGATCAAACGGTCGCTCGGCCCGTTCATCACCAAGCGCATGCATGAGCGCAAAGTGTACTGCCACATCGAGGAATTGCAGGAAGCCGGCGCCGACAAGGTGAAGAAGGCCCGAGCGATCCAGGCCCGCGCCTCGATGGGCAAGCTGTTCATCCCGGCGGCCAACGCAGATGGCGACTACGTGCCGCCC